CGATTCAAACAGGTGCTGAGGCAGACCTTTCTCCAGGTCGTCCGCCAGTTCCGTTTCTTTTTCTTCGCGAACGATCTTCTGGTAGTGGCGTGACCATGCCAGCTCTTCAATGCGATCAAAAATCGGGCATGTGCTCATCATCTGTTACCCCAAAATTTTCAAGTTTGTTTGCGATCATCATTGCAATACCCGGAATTAATGGCGCTGAGGCTATACCTGCAGGATTCGCACATAAACCGTAAACCGCCGCAATCACCACTTGTCTTTTCCAGTCGAGTTTTTCTAATGATGAAGCTGTTGCTTCGCCAGTTTCATCACTGCAATCGCGATGCGGATCGCTGCCAGCATTCTCCTTGTGTGGATGTTCAGCGCCTTCCATTTTCTCCGGCTCATTTTCCCGAACTTCAACCTGATTCTCGTCATCGAATGTTTCCTGATATGTTGCGTCGCCCATCACCGCACCACAGTCAGGGCAGTTATCCCCGTCAGACTGACCGCAGGCGGTGCAAACTTTCTCCGTTTCCTGTTGTTGCACTACTGGCTCAGGCTGTTCCGTTTCTGGCTCGTTCTGTTGCGTATTTTGGTCGTTCTGTTCCGTTTCTGGCTGATTCTGGTATATAGAGTCGCGGGTCTGGATCCCCTTAACCCATTTCGGATCATTCGGGTCGCTAATCCCTTCAACAAATTCTCCGCGAGAGGCAGCCAGTAATTTGTCTGTATCGACAGGATTTTTGGGCGGAATGTTTTTCCGGGCTTCATGGAGTTCTGCCCGCAGTTTCTGATATTTCGCATCAACAGAATTTACCTGTGACTGAGAATCCAGCGGCTGCGTGTCCTGATGATGTTCAGTTGCATCCGGTTCCACTGTTTCAGCCGTTGCCTGTTCATCTGCCATTGCGCAAGATGGTTGCAGTTTTTCTTCATCATCCTGTTTTTCTTCTTCTGTTACACGCTGCGGCATCGGGGCAGAGGAACGACCGCAGGCAATATCCACGATTTCTGGATCAGGGTTGGCATGATCAGTTTCAGTCAGTACTTTGTTCAGATATTCAGTGACGTGTGCGGGGATAACCTCGATCCCAATTGGTGCTTCTTTTACGGACGCAACCACGATGGCACGGGAATAATCCAGCCCGCCAGGCATGGTGATGAATTTGTCGCGGAAAACAGAAAAGGGCGGTTTATTTTCAGCGATAATTTCCTCGACACGTTTAGCGTGTGCCGGATGAAGGTTATAAATGTCCACGTCCATTGAACGGGCCAGTACGCCAGTGGCTACGTCGCGCGCCAGTGACGTCAGATCGTGAACGAAACCTTCGCCGCGATCGGTGAGGTTCCCGCCGCCAGCATTAGCGCCGGAAGCCGTGCGCGTGATGCGTGAAACACGATTTCCTTTCATCCACTCTTTTGTCAGCAGACCGCGATCGGTGTAGTCTGCGTCCATGTATGCTTCGAAAAAAGCAGTCATCAGCCCCAGGCTTGAATTGCCTGGATTAGGGAAAACTCTGTCAGTATCACGCACCAGTTTGTGGAGATCGCGAATTTCCAGCGGATCGAGCAGGCTGGTTTTGTGGGAAACAGCCAGGGCAGTAACAGCTGGTAGTTCCTCAGCCCGTGCAATGTGTAATGCCTGGAGTTCGTCGCGTGAAACGTGCGTTACCGGTTTTTCGCTGCCGTGTTGAGCAAGCCAGCGAATGGGCAGCTCCTGGCCAGAAATCGGGAGTAGCATATTCTCCTCAATCTCCGTCATGTCTTCGCCATTAACATTGGTGTTGTCAGTGCTGGCTGGTTTGCCCTGCGCAGAGGGGGAGGGCGCGATAAATACCATTGTGATGCCATCTTCCCCGCCTTTTTCGTAACGGTTGCAGAATTCCGTATCAAATACGCCTTCTGGTGGAAGGTCATCAACAACGGGCAAATTGACGCGAACAGGTTTTTTAAAGTCATCTTCATCGTAGCCAGCATCGTCAATCGCAACAGCACCACGGGAGATGGCAATGGATAATTTTTTCGCTTCAGCCCAGTAGAAACCGCCTTTAATACCGAGACATTTTCTTACTTTGTCATTTTTTGCTTCGTAATACAGTGGGTAAACTTGTTTATCGGTGCTCATTGTTTTTTAACCTCAACTCAGATTAAAATTCGTTTGTTCAGTGAATAATCTTGCCGGATACACACTGTTCATAGCCTGCGTCATACGCAGGCTATTTCTTCAGATTTCACCTTTTAATTTCATTGCAATCAGAGTTGCCAGAAATTCGGCTTTTTTTTCTGCGGGCAGATTCTTTCCGATATGCACTAGGCACATTTTTTTGACGCCTTCGTTAAGTGTTTTAACGTTGCCTGATGGACCGTCGATATCAACCACAGTGAAAGGGGCTTCTTTATTTTCTGTTTTAATCACGTAGCCAATACGCTTTCCTTCCAGGCTGACTTCGTGAACAATGTCATCAGTAGTAACAACAGTGGCTTCATAACTGGTAATCATGTTTTTCTCCTTAATTAAGGTTGAGCGAATCCCTGCCATTGCTGGCATAAATTCAGTTTCGGATAGTCAGTTAATTAAAGTTCGTGTGCCATCTAGTCTTTTTCGGCACAGATTTCACTACAATATTTTTTCATTTCCGTCGTTGGTATAACTCCACGCATGAAATGAAGTGGTCTTGTAATGATTTTGCTTTCTTCAATTTCTTTATTGCAAAGGTGATAAGCACATTTTATTTTCTTAGTCATTACCATGACTCCGCCTTTACAGGTAAACCATCACGACCGAGGAAGACTTTAATCATGCAGTCAGAAATGCATGTTTTTGTAGTCAGGCTACGAATATAAAGTTTTCGCTTTTTAATATTGTTTGCCGAGGCGATATATGTCCGACCTTCATGAAGAACATAATCGCCAGGGGTCACACACTGACGTGGTATTTCATCAGTTCCGAAGTGATGAGCAATCATAATTATCTCCATTTTTACAAATGAATTTTGTCGATGCGGTGCCTGGTGCCTCCAGGTGACGTTAACCAGTTAACAATTAACGCCGGATAATCCACCCATAACACTGATGCTTTTAACTGTGCCGCGTGCGCTTAGCCGCATTCACCGCATCACAAAATTCACTTTAAAAAGGGCGGACATCAGTCGAACTTCAAGAAAAAACTGATGCCGCCAAGACTACACACAGCAGTGTTGTTATTCACAACCGGAGGCGCACTCCCACCATTTAAATTTAACAGACAAGACCGACTCTTTATGGATATCGGAAATGCGCCTTCGTGTTGTGCCCGGTTTTATTTCACCACCTCCGGGCTTCGGTGGTTCTCGTTATTCCCCAACAGCGAAAATTAGGTTAATCTGAATATCCCCCAACAGATGGAAGGATTTTTCTATGCTCGAAAATCAGACCTTGAAGGTTGCCTGCCCTGATTGCGGCAGTGAGATGCTCAAGCGGCCCGATGATTTTGACTTTGACACTAATTTCGTTGGCGTTAGTTGTGCCGAATGTGGTCGAGAAATCACTAAGGACGATGTTATTAAGCAAGGAAAAAATGTAGTTCAGAAACAAGTCAATGACATGCTCCGGAACACCCTCAAAGGCAGCGGGTGGAAGTTTAAATAACCCATGTATCGCACTAAAGTGTTCCGTTACTTCTGTAGCGTCTATGGTAAGTTCGATAGGCGCTATTTTCACTCCCGTCATACATCACCTCAAATCTTTTCCCTTAACGCCGGGTGGCGGAACTAACTGCTGCACTGCAAAATTTGAATCCCGCCGTCATGTTCATACGCCTCGGGCTGGCTACTTAACCCCTGACCACTGCCTGGTAACTCGAAGTATTGCCTGGCGTTCTGTGGGGCGGGGTGGGTGGTATGCTGGAACTATAGGTAATGCCTAATTGATTGTCAATAGGCTATGCCTAATGTTTTGGGCGTAACCTAATAGGTGATGGCGACTGGAGAAAGTGATGGGGGGGTTAAATAACGGAATCCAGGAGTTTTCCGTCAGACCATATAAGTTTAAGTTCCAGTTTTTGTGATGTTCTGGCTTTTCCGTTCAGATTCTAGAGCTTTCAGATACTTACCCACTTTCATTTCCATCGCTGCTATGTAGGCGCGAACATCGTGGTCAACCCAATCTGGTTCTGTAGCATTTCCAGATAACAGGAAAGCTACAATCGCTCTTATTTCATCAGAGGCTGCTTGATAAAGGTTGTTTATATCTAAAAGTTCACTTTTTGTATCTGGATTGGTGGGGGTTGGTATGGGGTATTCGTTAAGCCCCCAATGCTCTGGACCAACAACATCAGCAAAGAAACGCCATAATTCTGGAAGTTTATCTTTACTTATGGAGCCTTTCTTAATCCAGTCATAGATTGATGGTGGTTGGACTTTGAAGTGGCGTGCGACCTCCGCCTTTGATTTGACGGATCCCGATGCGATTTTTTTGTTAATGGCCTGCTCTATCGCTCGGCCTAAGTCTTTACCACTAAGCATTGCTTAATATTCTCCTATGCTCATTGCATTAGGCAATCCCTACTCTCATTGTATTAGGCATAGCCTATTGACATTTGTATTAGGCGTCGCCTAATATCTCTGTGTGTTTTTGGAGTTCATTCGATGAAAAAAGAGAACTATTCATTCAAGCAAGCTTGTGCTGTTGTCGGTGGGCAAACAGCAATGGCTAGGCTTTTAGGTGTATCACCTCCAAGCGTAAATCAATGGATCAAAGGGGTACGTCAATTGCCTGCCGAGAGATGTCCAGCAATTGAACGTGCAACAAGAGGTGAGGTGCTGTGCGAAGAACTTCGTCCTGATATTGACTGGTCATATTTACGACGTTCGGCATGTTGTTCGCAGAATATGTCAGTGAAGCAACTAAATGACAGTAACAAATCCTCATTTGATCATACCTGAAACATCAAGAGGCAAATGATTCATGAAAATCAAGCATGAGCACATCGAATCAGTGTTGTTTGCCCTGGCAGCCGAAAAAGGGCAGGCATGGGTAGCCAATGCAATTACTGAAGAATATCTGCGCCAGGGGGGCGGCGAATTGCCCCTGGTACCAGGCAAGGACTGGAACAATCAGCAGAATATCTATCACCGTTGGTTGAAAGGTGAAACGAAAGCGCAAAGGGAAAAAATTCAGAAACTGATCCCTGCGGTTCTGGCAATTCTTCCGCGCGAGCTGCGTCACCGACTCTGCATCTTCGATACCCTGGAACGCCGTGCATTACTGGCGGCGCAGGAAGCGTTGAGTACGGCAATTGATGCGCATGATGATGCAGTCCAGGCCGTTTACCAGAAAGCGCATTTCAGCGGCGGCGGGTCTTCCGACAATTCTGTCATTGTTCATTAAGCAAAAGTTTCCATGCTGTTTGTGCTTATTCTAAGCCACCGGGCAGCATCATACGGGGCAATTATGGCCGCATTACCATACATGCAACTGTACATAGCTGATTACCTGGCTGACACCATGCATTTGTCAGCAGAGGAGCATGGTGCGTATTTGTTGCTGATGTTCAATTACTGGCAAACAGGAAAGCCAATACCTAAAAACAGGCTGGCAAAAATTGCCCGTCTGACTAACGAGCGATGGGCTGATGTTGAACCATCCTTGCGGGAGTTTTTTTGCGATAACGGCGAGGAATGGGTGCATCTTCGGATTGAGGAAGATCTGGCATCAGTCAGGGAAAAATTAACCAAAAAATCAGCCGCAGGAAAAGCATCGGTTCAGGCCAGAAGAAGCAGAAAGGAAGCAGATGTTCAAACAAAACAAGAGAGAAATTTAACAGGTGTTCAAACAGATGTTGAAGTGGTGTTTGAACATGATGTCAACACAAAGGCAACTAATAAAGATACAGATAAAGATCTAAAAACAGCTCCCCCCCTAAATCCCCCCCGGGGGAATCGAGGTGTCAAAAAGTTTGACCCTCTGGATATTGCTTTGCCGAACTGGATTTCTGTCTCGCTTTGGCGTGAGTGGGTTGAATTTCGCCAGGCATTGCGAAAACCGATTCGAACGGAGCAGGGCGCTAACGGGGCGATACGGGAGCTGGAAAAATTCCGCCAGCAGGGTTTTTCACCTGAGCAGGTGATTCGACACAGCATCGCCAATGAATACCAGGGCTTGTTCGCGCCGAAAGGTGTTCGACCTGAGACGTTACTCCGACAGGTTAACACCGTCTCGTTACCGGATAGTGCGATCCCGCCAGGCTTCAGGGGGTAACTGACCATGAAAAATATTGCGACAGGCGGCGTTCTGGAACGTATCCGCAGACTGGCCCCGCCACATGTAACCGCGCCATTCAGGACGGTGGCTGAGTGGCGCGAGTGGCAACTTGCAGAAGGCCAGAAACGTTGTGAGGAGATCAACCGTCAGAATCGTCAGTTGCGGGTGGAAAAAATCCTGAATCGCTCCGGCATCCAGCCGTTGCACCGCAAATGCTCGTTTGCGAATTACCTGGTGCAGAACGACGGCCAGCGATACGCGTTGAGCCAGGCGAAATCTATCGCTGATGAACTGATGACCGGGTGTACAAATTTTGCGTTCAGCGGAAAACCTGGTACCGGAAAAAACCATCTGGCGGCGGCAATCGGGAATCGCCTGCTGAAAGATGGCCAGACAGTGATTGTGGTTACCGTGGCTGATGTCATGAGTGCTCTACACGCCAGCTATGACGACGGGAAATCAGGCGAAAAATTTTTGCGGGAACTGTGCGAAGTGGATCTGCTGGTTCTTGATGAAATTGGCATTCAGCGTGAGACAAAAAACGAGCAGGTGGTGCTGCACCAGATTGTTGATCGCCGGACAGCGTCGATGCGCAGCGTGGGGATGCTGACAAACCTGAACTATGAGGCCATGAAAACATTGCTCGGCGAGAGGATTATGGATCGCATGACCATGAACGGCGGGCGATGGGTGAATTTTAACTGGGAGAGCTGGCGTCCGAATGTCGTCCAGCCAGGAATTGCGAAGTGATTTTTACCGGGAGGAAATTTTAATGGAGACTGTTTTTGACGCACTGAAAGCAATGGGAAAAGCCACGTCGGTAGAACTGGCTGCGCGACTTGATATCAGTCGTGAAGAAGTGTTGAACGAGCTGTGGGAACTTAAAAAGGCTGGCTTCGTTGATAAAAGCGTATACACCTGGCGTGTGGCTGATAACAACGTTCAGCAGGAACAGCCAGAGCAGGCAGAACTGCCGGAAGAAACCACCACGGCAACAGTAGCGAAAATCTCAGAGTGCGATTTAACCGCGACGATTGAACAACGTGGCCCACAAACGGCGGATGAACTGGCTACGTTTTTCGGCACCACATCACGCAAAGTGGCTTCAACGCTGGCAATGGCAATCAGCAAAGGCCGTCTGATTCGCGTTAATCAGAACGGTAAATTTCGTTACTGCATGCCGGGCGATGATTTACCAGCAGAGCCGAAAGCTGTATCGGTAACGGAAACTGATGGTAAAGCCTTTCCTCAACTAGCAGGTGTTGCGTTACCAGTACAGGAGGCTGCAACACAGGAAGATATTAAAACAGAAACTGTGGCGGACATTGTGCAGTCGTTGCCACCGTTCACCGAAACGCAAGCGGATGACCTGGTTTTACCATCGCTGCATATGGCAAATCGCGAACTGCGTCGGGCGAAAAGTCATGTCCAGAAGTGGGAGCGTGTCTGCGCCGCGCTGCGGGAGCTGAATAAGCACCGGGATATTGTTCGACAGATTGTTGATTCCTCCAGTCGTATTGTGTCGGAAAAGTGATTGCCGGAGGCGCTTATGGCAAAAGTATTTACACAAGAAGAGCGGGAAAAAATTAAGGGGAAGGTTGTTGAGCTCGTGCGCCAGAGTGGGCGCGAGACGTTACGACAACTGGAAGCTAAGACAGGTGCGACAAGATATCTGATGAGTGTTCTTGCCAGAGAGCTGGTTGCCAGTGGCGATTTATACAACTCCGGCTACGGGTTATTTCCGTCTGAACAGGCACGTAAGGACTGGATAAAGGCCCGCAAAAAACTCTCAAGGGCAAAGCTGAAGAAACCATCTGTGGTTGATCCGGACCTTATCTGTCATTACCTGATGGAGAAATACGTCGTTACGACAGGCGTAATAACATCGTTTGTAGAGAGTGCTTGGAGAGCGAAGTAATGCAGTGGATTTTGGCATTTTATAAGGAAAAAATTCGTGCATCGCCACGGTGAACGAAATTAAAGAGTATTAATTCAGATATTAATTGACACTTTTATGGCATAGGACCATAACTAGTCTGGTTGTCAGCTTTGTGCCAAAAGCGGAAGTTGAAAACGTACAGTATATTACCTGATGTGGGCAAAGCAGAACCAATACCTCCTAGAGATGATAGAGGAGTGTAACTCCTCTATCATGACAATCAACCACACCTATAAATTATCGAAAGCAAAACGACGCAGAAAACTATCAGAATGAGAAATTTCAAAGTGTTAGGGACTTTATCCTTCCAGAAAGTCAATGACAACTGATCTTCAAGCCACCTTTTTTCCATTTCACTAAAGAATTTATAATGAGCATACCAATTGCTTCCACAAATTTGTTTGGTGATAGTGGTTTCATCAAATTCTTTTAACAGAATGTCAAGTTGCCCAATATATTTAACAGAATCCGGTTCGCTTTCTGATTTTGCATCGTAATACAATCTTTCAATCTTTCTAAAGATTGCTGTTTGCTTCTTTCCAGCCTCTTCATATTTATTTTTATCACCATCATAGAAATTGATGTACAAACTGCCAATGCTTAAAATGATAAAAATGGCTGCAATATTCTTAGAACTCATTTCATCCATATAAAGGCCTAAAATAGAGACTGCTAGTGATATAATACCAATCCAGCCAGGGAGTTTGCTAACAATATCAAATGTAGCAAAATTTTTCTTAGCGCCAAATCCAACATTATATCCGGCAGAGGCAATCTGAGATAATAAGTCATTTTTTTGCATGATAATTACTCGATTGGTATGTCGATAACGTTTTGGGCAATTACTATATGGTTCTTAACTATGTAACACCAAACCTTGTGATCACCTCTAAATTTTGTATGTTCAGTGTGAGTTACTTGACCTAAAACTATTTGACCTCGAACTTCATCACGCTGCTCAGCTTCTAAACCTCTATTCAGTACTTTCCAGTAAATATCATAAGGCTCAGGAATGATATCCAAACTTGCTTGGTTGATCGAAAATGATAAAGTTCTATTCGGTGGTAACCAATAACGAGCCATATCCGACAGGTAAGCCCCAATTGCACGGTCCCTATACCCGTTTTCTTTGACAATGCAGTTAACTTCGAGGGGGTATCTTATATCAACATCATCAAACTTTTCATCTGTAAACTCTTCCGTATTGCGCCACGTCTGAGCCGTATAGGACTCATTGATGAAATTAGCTGACTCTAACCCCTGAGAGTCACGCATTTCTACAACTGCTTTAGGGAAAGTTAGCCCAAAAACTTCTCGCCAGTGTTCGTGGCATTTCTTTGTCGAGCCATTCTCATAAGCTTCAATCGCTTTTGTGCATAATTTAAAGGCTCGTTTTGCTTGCCGCTGAAAATTTCTATAGACCTTAACTCTCTGCACACTTCCTATCGCTGCATAATGTTCATGGACATCTTCTTGATGCAAAAAGTCAAAGAAGTCTCGACACATAAGCCCATAACTGACCATTCCGGTATTATCATAATCATCTGTTTGTTTCAGAAATCTCCAAGCCAATGTGTCAATAAGAAGCCCCCCCATATCAACGGTGTTTCTATTTTTCCAGGCTCTTAACATGCGGCAAAGATTATGAAGATTACTACTTTTGTTATTACGGAAATTTCTCATTTCGGTAATTTCCATCCGAGGTTTAGTTACTCGCCACCCTCCATTACCATCGTTGGCCTTAGTATCAGGATATTTAAAATGCCCTTCATCAGTCTCAAAAACTGGTTGCACCTCTATATGAAAAGAGTCAAAAATGATTTGTACAACTAATCTATCAACCTTGATCTCTTGCTGGGTAAAAGATAGTTTTAATGCTTCTTTTACATCGCGAAGCAAACGGCGCTGTGGATTAACACCGGATTGGTAATCTCCCCACAATCTCGCGGGCATAATATACAGCATATCCAAGTCTGATGTTTTACTAACCGCTGTTCGGCGACCTGCTGAACCGACTTTCAATCGATTGTTGAATCCATTCGCTACCCCCCGAAACTCGATGTTAAGTCTTCTTGTGGCATTTTTATAATGTGTTGCAATTGCCTGCATACGTTCGTCTGAAATTTTCAAATTGTTCAAAAAATTTCGAAACATCTCTGCTGTTTGCATCTGACTATCCTTTATCTGTCTATTGTTCTTATGGATCGCCTTTCTGATTGATTTCATATTGGCGAGGTAGCTGGAGTTAAGTAAAATTACTGCGGGTGCTTGAGGCTATTTGCCTCGGGCATGAACACCAGCGGCAGATAGAGAAAAGCCCCAGTTAACATTACGCGTCCTGCAAGACGCTTAACATTAATCTGAGGCCCAATCTATGTCTCACAAATGTAGGTTAGCCTCTTACGTGCCGCAAGGCAAGGAGAAGCAGGCTATGAAGCAGCAAAAGGCGATGTTAATCGCCCTGATCGTCATCTGTTTAACCGTCATAGTGACGGCACTGGTAACGAGGAAAGACCTCTGCGAGGTACGAATCC